GCCCCGCTGGGTCCACCCTAGTATGATTTTTGAAAAGGGCGCTGATAACCGAGTCCTGATTAACGTTCCCCCTGAGCACGCTAAGTCCACGGTACTGACCATCAACTATGTCACCTACCGAATTGCCACTAACCCGAATATAAGAATTATCTTGGTCTCAAAGACCCAGGGTATGGCACGTAAGTTTCTTTCAGCAATTAAAACTAGGCTAAGCCATCCTTCTTGGATTAAACTCCAGACAGCCTTTGGACCAAATGGAGGCTATAAAGCGGACTCTCCTACGTGGTCCGCCGATATGATTTATCTAGGTACAGGTCGAGACTCTGGCGAGAAAGACCCTACGGTTCAAGCCTTAGGTTTTGGTAGCCAAATCTACGGTGCACGCGCTGACCTGATTATCCTCGATGATGTCGTGATGAACTCAAATTCCCACGAGTGGGAGAAGCAAATTGAATGGCTTCAAAAAGAAGTTATCACGCGTTTGGGACGACACGGGCGACTATTAATCGTAGGAACCCGTGTTGCTCCTGTCGACTTATACAAACAGATAAGGGACGGCTCTAACTGGACTGGTGGGAAATCGCCATTCACTTACTGCGCTATGCCAGCAGTCCTCGAGTTTGATGAGAAGCCAAGCAACTGGAAAACCTTATGGCCTAAGACTGACCGCGCTGAAGGCGGAGATGATGAGATTGATGAAGATGGACTCTACCCAAAGTGGGACGGACCCGCTCTCTTTACAAGAAGAAGCGAAGTTGCTCCCTCTATATGGGCTATGGTCTATCAGCAAGAAGATGTTACAGAGGACGCAATATTCCCGCCAGCATCCGTCGCAGGATGCGTCAATGGTATGCGAAAGCGTGGCCCACTTAAACCAGGTGCTGCAGGTCATCCACAACAAGTCGAGGGGTATACCGTTATAGGGCTAGACCCTGCTATGACTGGTAATACCGCAGCCGTTGTAACAACTTACAACAAGGCCGACGGAATGATTTATATTCTTGATTGTGTAAATATGACCGACCCTACCCCCGCAAAGATTCGTACCCTTATAGAAGATTGGGTACAAAGATACAAAGCACAAGAACTAAGGATTGAAATAAATGCCCACCAGAAAGCCTACGCACTCGATGACGAATTGCGCAACTGGCTCTCGATGTATGGCTGCCAACTCAACTCTCACTTCACTGGTAAAAATAAGTGGGATACTAACTTTGGTGTGGCTTCTATGGCAGGTCTGTTTGGCTCTTTACGAGATGGAAGATTCCAGGATAACAATTTAATAGAACTACCAAGTAACGAAGGTAGCGAAGGTCTTAAGGCTTTAGTGCAGCAATTAATTACTTGGAAGCCTGACACTAAGAACCCTACAGACTGCGTTATGGCTCTTTGGTTTGCCGTCATCCGCATACGTGAGATGATGCAACAAGGAACTTCTCAGCAGCGCTGGGTTCATAATCGTTGGGCTACTAAGGCTCAAACTTACCGCAGAACAACAATTAATCTTGACGAAGCCTTTGCAGAGCAATGGCAAGAAACATACGGATAGGAACCTATGACACTTTCAATCGAACAGGTAGCAGCGCGAGTCGAATCTCTTCGCTATCGCGCCTCAGACAGGGATGCTCGTAATCTAGACGTCCTTGCTGTTCGCAAAGGTCAGATTGCTAGCGTATATCCTGACTTCTTTCCAGATGGGGTAGATGCCAATGTCGTGGCAAATTTTGTTGATATTGTGGCGCGAGACCTTTCAGAGGTTATGGCACCACTACCAGCAGTTAACTGTAACGCGGCGAATTCAGTTTCTGACCGTGCTCGCAAGTTTGCTGATACACGCACTCGCATTGCCTCTAATTATTTTGCTCACTCAGATTTATCTGTACAAATGTATCAAGGTGCAGACTGGTACCTCACATATGGATTCCTCCCGTTCGTAATTGAATTGGATGAAGAAGCAAAACTGCCTCGCATACGCCTAGAAAATCCAATAGGGGCTTACCCTGAGTTTGACCGCTACGGACGTTGCGTTGCTTTTGCAAAACGTTATACGATGACATTGGGCGAACTTGTTTCCTTGTTCCCTGAATTTGAGTATCAACTGCTTGGCAAATTACGCTATGAGCAGAGTTTAACTCAACAGGTTGAAATGATTCGCTACTATGACAAAGACCAGTCAGTAGTTTATTTACCAACAAAGGGCAACCTGATTCTATCCCAGGCTGACAATCCTTTAGGTAAAATGATGATTGTCTGCGCTCGTAAGCCATCTGTTGATGGTGAGATGCGTGGTCAGTTTGATGACATTATTGGTATTCAGTTGCTTCGCAACCGTTTTGCACTTCTTGCTATGGAGGCTGCAGAAAAATCTGTCCAGGCTCCTATCGTTCTTCCTTCTGACGTTCAAGAACTTATGCTTGGTGGTGATGCGGTTATCCGCACAAACAACCCAGCGGGCGTTCGTCGCGTAGAACTAAACTTACCGCAAGGTGCATTCACAGAACAGACGCTTCTTAATCAAGAAATGCGTGTAGGTGCACGTTACCCTGAAGGACGTACAGGTAACATTGATGCATCTGTTGTCACAGGACAAGGTGTCCAGGCCCTTATGGGTGCCTTTGATACCCAAGTTAAGTCCGCTCAAGCAATCTTTGCTAGCGCACTTCGTGATGTTATTCAGATTTGTTTTGAAGTAGACGAAAACATATTCTCAGACGTTAAGACTATTCGTGGTGTTGATTCTGGTTCACCATATGAAATTACCTATAACCCTGTTAAGGACATTAAAGGCGATTACTCAGCCGATGTTCGTTATGGAATGCTTGCGGGTCTAAACCCAGCACAGGGTCTTATCTTTATGCTACAGGCTCTAGGTGGAGGACTTATCTCCAAAGACCTAGCAATGCGTGAACTACCATTTACGGTTAACGTCACACAAGAACTTGAAAAGATTGAAGTTGAGAATATGCGTCAGGCTTTACTTGGTTCTCTAACTGCATATACTCAAGCAATTCCTGCTATGGCAACACAAGGCGGAGATGCTAGCGATGTAGTTCGTAAGATTGCTGCAGTAATTAGGGCTCGCCAAAAGGGTGTAGCCCTTGAGGATGCGATTGAAGAAACATTCGCACCTGCAGAGCAGGTTCCTTCTGCTGGGGCTGCCGAACAAATGGTTGAGCAACCGTCCCCTGCTCCCTTAGGCGCTCCAGTAGAAGGCGCTCTTCCTGGTGAAGCACCAGTAGAATTACCTCCTGCAGAAGAAGCACCAGATATCTTAAGTCTTCTTTCGAGTATTTCTGGGGCTGGTGAAGCCAACGCAAGTGTAAGAAGTATTCGCCGAAGATAATTTAGGAGGGGACAATGACAACGATTATCGGAATTGAATATAACGACAAGAGCATATTAGTTGCTGATAGTCGTGTTATTGATGACTCTGGTCGGGTATACGCTCACAAAGTAATGAAGAAGATTGCTAAACGTGGCTCTGTACTTATTGCAGGAGCAGGAGAAGTTACTCCTTGCGATATAGCACAGAACATATGGGTTCCGCCACAGTTTACGGCGAAGGATAAAAAAGACCCATACCGATATATGATAGTAAAGGCTATGCCTTCGCTACGCAAATGTTTAACTGACAACGGTTATACATTTGATGATGACAAGAAAGATGGAATGAGATTCCAGTTCTTGATGTCAGTAGGCGGAGAAATCTTTGATATCGATGAAGACTTATCGGTTATGAAGAGTGAAGATAATATTTATGCAATCGGCTCAGGTGGGCCTTATGCTTTAGGCGCACTTCACGCAGGAGCAGAGCCTATGCAGGCTATGGAGATTGCATCTAAAGTAAGTGCTTACTCATCACCTCCCTTTTATCAAGAGATACAAAACAAATGAGTAAGTTTAATGATGCTATTAATAGAGCAATGAGAGTTCTTGCCGAAGAACTAGAAGATTCAGAGAGCCAAATCTGTACAGGATGGGTTCTAGTAAGCGAGTGGTCAGATTTTGAAGGCACTCGATATCTAATGACAGATGTAAGCGACAATATGAATCCTTGGTTAGCCAAAGGAATGCTATTAAGCGCTGAAGAATATTCATATATACCAGAGGAGAAGTGATGGTTAGCGGAGGATATCGACCTGATGCATCACAAAATAATCCTATGAGCGTATCTGGTAATGGTGGCAATGGTCAATCAGGTAAATTTGTGGCTGAGAAAGTAGCAAAGGCTACTCAACTTCGTATGTCTGGACTTCCTCAAGGAGAAAATACTGCTATGGCAGAACAAATTCAACAAGGTGGAGGGGTAAAAACTACCGCCTCTGCTGCTAACCCAGCACCAAGAATGCCTAGAGGCGAAGGTCTTGCTGGACTTCTCGGCGCCCTAGAACCACTTGACTCAGAGCCAGCACAGTTTAGACCAATTTCAGATGGTGCTGATATTGGCGAAGGACGCGGAAGTGAAGTTCTTCCAAAAAGTTTAAATCCAGATATGCGTCAGATTGAAAATATTGAATTAATCAAGCGATATAGAAATGATTTAGTTAACGCAGCACGTATGCCAGGAGCGCCCGATTCTTATAAAAGAATGGTTAACGCCCTCCTACGGGAGATATTGTAATGAGATGGATGGAAAATACTTTTTTCGACCATCTTGACAAATTCGGCAACTCACTTGGTTACGAAAACTTTGCTATTGCTTTTACTTTGTCAATGATTCCTTGGGAAAGTCCAACTGATAGAGATGACTTTATCAGAGAGATTACTAATGAGGATGTTAAAGGTGGAGAACCTTCTACTTTTAATCCAGAATATTCGGGGTTCTAAATGTCTTTTTGGAGTGACTTTAGAAAATCCCTTACTGGCGACAAAGATTCGATGGAAAAAATTGTTGACAGACTTTCCCCTTGGAATATTGGCAAGAGGGCTGTGCAACAAAACGTTAAAGATGTTTTAACTGCAACCAAATTTGTTGCAGAAGCCATACCAGAACCAATTAAAAAGGGTTTAGGGGCTGCTGCTAGCCAAATTGGTAAAGGAATTACTGCTCCTTTTCAGGCTCTTAATACCCAAATTATGGGCGGTCCTACTAGTGGTGTTCTTGCAGCAGGGGCAAAAATTGGTGTGGCGCGTCAAGCAGCGCAAGTATCACAAGGTCTTTCAAAGTCACAAGAAGCCAGCCTAAACTCTTTTCTTAAAGATGGTATGGCTGATTATGCAGCACAAACCGCAGCAGAATCTACGATTCCTTTTGACCCATTATTACAAGTTGCTATCAAACTTGAAGAAAATGTATTTAGCCCTTTAGTTAAGCGTCCAATCTCAACTGCAGCACTTTTAACTGACCCAGAAAGTCCTTTATTTGAAGACGATGCCTATGGCAAAGGGATTCAATTAAACGATATTCAGACTGCTTATAATCGAAGCAAGGATGTTTCTTTAGGCGTAGCCCTTACTAAGTCTTATTTAAACCCATTTCATATAACTGGCATATCTGACGTTATCCTTGAAGATGGCGGAATAGATATTGACCGTGTTAACCTATGGAACGATGAAGATATTCAGGCCAACTTTGTGGATAACACAACGGGCCGTTGGCTTACTGGTTTTACAGATGCTATAGTTGGTAACGTAGCAATATTTGGTGCGGTATCTGGTGGCGTATCTGCTGTTAAGGCTGCAGCAAGAGCCTCAGGTCTAAGTAATAAACTTAATGTGTATGATGTAAATGCTATGTCTAAGTTGGAACAACTAGCAGATGACCAAATTTCAGGTAGAGGAACAACTGTATTTGGCACTGATATAGTTAACCTTGCTAATACAAAAGACATTGTTCTTATTAACAAAATTTTAAAGCCTCATACAAATAACCCTCGTATAGCAACTTTGATTAAAGAAACCGAAGACCCTAACTTTGTTCGTGACTTAATCCTTGCTGATAAAGGATATGCTCCAGCCATAGAACGCTTAATGCAGGCTCAAAAGGCTGACGATTTATGGTATCTATCAGATGCAGCAGCAGAAATATCTGCAGACTTTATGAAGAATGGTGCGTATCGTTCTTATAATAATCAAGCGCGAGAGCGCTGGAGTCAAGCATTCGATGATGCGATTGCTAAGAATCCAGAGGCCGAGCGTATTTTTAATGCCTTTATGCGTGATGAGTTTGATGTTCAGACAGGTACATTTTTACCTCAACCGCGTGTACTTGGTCAAGGGTATAAACCAATTGAACCAGTAATTCCATTCACTCAAATTCCCTTTGCTCGCGGGGCTGTATCTAAGGTCCGTACAAGGAAGCAAGAGTTGGCAGCAGCAACTACAGTTCGTGATTATAGTAACGTTGGCGGAGTAACACAGATTCTTGTTGGAAGCGGTAGGCGCGGAGGCGCTGCAACTGCTTTAGTGCAATTTACTGGCGGTAAACTTCCTCGTGGATTTATAACTCACTCAGGTTTAAGACCTGGTGATACTTTAGAAGAGTTAAATGCTTGGTTGGATGATATTCCATTATTTACTATGCGTATTGGTGAAAAAGGCGTTAAGACAGTACAACTTAAAGATGGCTCATCAATCCCTGCATCAGAGTATCGCAGAAATCTTACCGAAAGAGTTTTAGCGGCAAAGACTGACGGTCAACGAGAAGTTCTTTTTCAGGAAATAAACAAAGAAGTAGCAGTTGATGTTTTGGCAACTATGGGTCTTAGCCGTAATCAGGCTCAAGCATTCATTAATGAGTTTTCAGAAAACCTTACTAAGTATCATTCTGACTTAAAACGCGATTCTTTTGCTATGGACCCAAGCGGTGTTAGAGCAGTGATTGACCCACAGACTCAACGCCAACTAGCCAGTTCTACTCCACTCATACCAGTCGGTAAAATTGTTCGTGAGGCAGGCGGTGTAGATGGTGCTTTAAATCCAACTAAGATGACCTTTACTTCTGCTGGTCGTTTTCTTTTTGAAGGTGGCAATAGGTTATTCTCGTTGGCTCAATTGGTTCGTCCAGCATATATTCCTAAAAACTCTATCTTTGAGCCAATGAACGCAGCAATTATGTCTCAAGGTTCTAAATTTGTTGCCGATAGTGCACAGACTTTTACTAGAAATACTCTCTTTAATAATAGACAAAGATTTAATCAGTTGGTCAATAAAGCCAATATTAAAAGTAAACAACGCCGAGAGGCTATTAAAGAAGAATACGGTCTATTAACAGACCAGTATGACAAGGCTGTAGATATAGTTGATAATGCTGTAGCCGAATGGGTTGAGTTCTTTGTTGCACCAACTGCCCGTTCTCCTATGACCAAGGCTGATAATGCTGCTCAAGTAGCAGATGACCTTAAAGCAGCCGAGCGATTGATTAACAATCTAGAAACAAGAATGCGTGATAGGGCTAGGGAGTTTGGATTACAAAGAGAAGAAGTCCCAACTCTTTATGGTTTAATTCGACGAGTTCAATATCTTAAGACATTAAAAGACCCAAAGATTGCAGGAGAAATCCGCGCTGCGGAGTTGGCTATTACAAAGGCTGCAGGAGATATCAATACTCTTGCCCCTGACCTTAATGTTCTTAATACTACTATTAAAAGCGCTTATGACGATATCGATGCATTACTGGTTTCTATGGGACCAACCCGTAAAGAACTTGCTGATGAGTTCTCTGTTGTAGATAATGCTCGGATTCGTAAACGCGGACGTCAAGAAGAAGAGGGTTATGTC